GGTTGGACGCACGCTAACCACATGAACTATAGTCCGATGATCAACTATGTTCGCGCCCCTCACGATAAACAGGCCAGTGCTTGGTTTTCACATCTAGTTATGTTGATCCGTTTTACATGATGCACTGGCCTGTTTTTCCTACCTTGACTTTGGCTTAATCAAATCATCACGCGGCAGACTTTGGCGCTCGATGTTGTATTCGATCTGCGCAATCGTGATGCAAAGGATGTGAGAAATTTGCTCCTTGGTGTATCCGTCTTGCATTAGGCAATTTATGGCCCACGCCCGAATGTTGACCTTTTTACCCGCTGGCTTGGGCGCAGGCTTTTTGACAGGCTCAGGCTGTAGCAACTTTCGAACGTACTGAGGATTAGCCTGCAATTTCATCATGGCCCCAACCTCAGTTGGGGTGGGTGGACGGCCATATAATTTGGTGAATGTGTCGGTTACGTTTACCATTTGTTGTCAATCCCATATCTGCGAACCCAGTCTGAAACGGCCTGACGACTGATGCGTAGTTCTGCGGCGATTTCGTGGTGCTTCATGCCGAGGCGCAGTCTGTCTTGGATGATCTTAGCTTTTTTCGGAAGGTCACGCGGTGGGAACTTTTTAAGCCCTTCCTCTGCAAGTATGCGCGACAGAGCGTACTTAGATAACTTTAGGTCTTGCATGATGTAGTGGAATTTATCCCCTTCCCTGAAACGCCGCGCGGCCTCTGCGTGCTTTTCTGGGCTGATGTCCGCGGGCTGGCGTCCACCATTTTGGACGCTCTGCTGATTTGCTATATCCAGCCCCCAAACCTTATTTGCGCGCTTGTTTTCTATGGCGGCAAACTTAGGCATGTGCTTGATCATAAGATCCTCATAAAAGGGCGAGAAATGGTTGATCATTGTATTTCCTCCACCATTTGGATGCGCTTGCCGATCCAGTGCATCACTGGCACAGCCATACTGTTGCCCATTGCCTTGTATCGAGGCCCATCTGGGCAATTCTCTGGTTCTTTGTTGCGCCACGGGATCTGCGTGTAGTTATCGGGGAAGCCCTGCAAGCGCTCGCATTCAATTGGTGTTAAGCGTCGGACAGAAAGATTATGCATTACAGCTGGCGTCTTACTCTTATCCAGCGTGGGCGTGACATGCTCTGACACGCTGTCGCCTTGCGATGCGCTGTTCTGTGCGCCGAATGCGATTAAATCTGTCGCATCTTTGTAGTCTCGCGCCTTGAGTGCAGACGCAGTGCCATCGCACTCATAGTCTCCAAAGCCGCGCATGCGTGCGGTAATCAGTGCATCAGTCTCTACTCGCTGGTTTCCTGTACGACTGAAAGGAGCGCCTGATGTAACAGTGGGGGTAACTTCTTGCCGCGCCTGTCGGCTCGGCGCAGGATGCCCTGACAAGCTGTCGCGCTCAAATAGAACCGCTGCGGCACGTCGCCAGTTTCCAAGGTATCCGACAACGAACACACGGCGGCGTCGCTGGGCCACTCCGAAATATTGAGCGTCCAAAACTCTGTAGGCGAACCCATACCCGATTTCCCCCAGCGCGGTGAGGAAGGTTCCAAAATCCCGTCCGCCGTTAGATGACAAGACGCCGGGGACGTTTTCCCAGACCAACCATCTGGGCTTATATCTTGCAGCAATTGCAACGTAGGTGAGCATGAGGTTACCACGCGGGTCATCCAATCCCTTTCGCAATCCTGCGACTGAGAACGATTGGCATGGGGTTCCTCCGACAAGAAGGTTGATTGGGTCATTGGGCCACTCCTTAAATTCTGTCATGTCGCCAAGGTTTGGCGTGTTTGGGTAGTGATGGTCAAGCACTGCGCTGGGAAACTTCTCAATTTCGCTGAACCATTGCGGTTCCCAGCCCAGCGGATGCCATGCAACCGTTGCGGCCTCAACGCCGCTGCATACGCTGCCGTATTTCATTTATCCAGCCCCAGATTACGTTCCAGCATATCCAGCAGGGTCAGACATTCGCTGCTGTCATGATGGCGGTTTGACCCTGATGCCTTCTGGTCTAGCTGCATGACCTCAATCTTACGGCGCAGGCGCTTGATAATCTGCTGCACAGTTTCGGTTTTCTTGCCGTCCATCAGTGTGGCGGGTTCTAAATTCCATTTAGCCATTATTCTTCCTCCGGTCTTGGTTTAGGCACAAGTGACGTACACAAATATGTGCAGTCGGTGTCGTGGTTGATCGGTGTCCAATCGTTATCGTCAAATCCTTGGCATTGCGGCGCGTGATCCCAAATGTCGTAATGGGTCACAAAAGCGATGCAGTCATTGTATGATCTAAATTGCATCGCCGCCACATAGGTGTTGCTGGCGTTACTTGGGGCCGCTGAAATCGCACTCAGGGCGCTCACCATAAGCAGTATAACCTTGTTCATTTTGTAGTTCCTCTATTGCATATTTGTAATTGGCGATGCGCATCTCGATGTGGCACAGTTCCTCACTGACCCAGCTTGGGCGCACGCCGCAGTATTTGCTCAGCAGGTCTTGAAACTCTTGCTCTGCGCGGGTCAGGCATTGTTGGAAATGCTCTATGCTGTCGGTCATTGGATAAGCCCTGCAAGGTATTGGATCATTGCCGGCGCGTAAAAGATCGCCAAGGTAAATGTTGTCATGCCTAATATTTCAGTGATTTTCATTTGGTGTCTCCCTAGAATGGTGGTTCGTCGTTTGGGTGGGTTGGCCGCCACACGATGTCTACACCGTGCATCGCCAAGATAAATTCGCGTAGGGTCTGGCCGTACATTAGCAGACCACAATACGCTCAAGTGCTTCCTTATGTGCATTAAAAACCACAGCCGCTGCGTCATCCATAGTTGGGTGCTTTGTGCCGCCAACCAATGTGCCAAAGCGGATGCGCCAATCATTGTCATCATACTTTTCAACCTCACCTTTTAGGCCAGTTGATGTTTTAACGATGTAGCGCTCTGCGTATTTATGGCGGGTTTTCTTAGCTGTGTATTCCATTTGGTGTCTCCTCATTTGCTATACATATACATTAATCCTATTAAAATCCTATGTAAAGAAAAAAATGCAACTTGCAATCAATTAATTTAGGATGTAACGTCCTATCAAAATGCAGATAGGAGCGACGCATGAAAAAGGAAAGCCGAGTTATTTTAACCGAGGAGCAGCACCAAGTCTTGACTATGGCTGCGGAACGCGCTGGGATGGCGCTGGCCACATACCTGCGAAACTGCGGGTTACGCGATGCAGCAAGCATTGGATTGCACGCGGAACAGCCACGGCCAGACTAGGAGATAACATGACCAGCATCACAATTGGAATTGACTGTGGATATAGAACCGGCGGCGTTGGTCTAGTCGGGGATGACTGGTCAGAGGTGCATGATCTGCCGGTATATACCGAGGGCGGCGTTGACGTTGCGGCATTGCTGGACATCATCACAAGCGCTGGGCCTGTGGATCACATCTATATCGAAAAGCAGCAGGCGATGCCTAAACAGGGCGTGGTCAGTATGTTCAAATTGGGTTACGCATTCGGGCAGATCATGACAACTGCCGCGCTATCCAAGGTGCCATACACAGCCGTGACGCCTGTCACATGGAAACGCGCAATGAATTTGCCAAAGGATAAGGACAGCGCACGCCGTATGGCGCAGCAATGGTTCCCTGATCTGGCGTCAGATCTAAAGCGTAAGAAGGATGAACACCGCGCGGAGGCACTGCTGATCGCGCTATATGGGAGAGGGAAAGCATGATTGAGATCAGCAACGAGGAATATCACGCGCATCACGCGCTGAGCAGCTCGGACATCAAGGCAGTTTCCAGCAAGAGCCTAGCGCACTGGAAAGGCGCTGTGCGTAAAGAAAGCGTGGCATTTGACCTAGGCACAGCCGTGCATGCGCTATTGCTGGAGCCTGAAAAGGATCTGGTTGTGCGTGGCCCAGAGACACGCCGAGGCAAGGCATGGTCTGACCTATATGCCGAATGTAACGAGCAGGGCAAGGTGCTGCTCACAGAGGCAGATTACGATCAGGCGCAGGCAATGGCAGATGCCTGCCTGAAGAACCATGCCGCGCATCATTTCCTGACGCACAGCGAGCTGATCGCCGAGGCATCATTCTTTGCTGAGGATGCCGACACTGGGCTTGAACTAAAGACACGGCCTGACGGGCTGCTGCTTGATCACGGCATCGTGATTGACGTAAAGACATGCCAAGACGCGTCGCCGCGTGGGTTCGAGAAGGCTGTCCGCCAATTTGGATACGATTTGCAGGCAGCGTTTTACCTGCATGTC